AGTGCAATTGCAACAAACCTTGAAAACTTAAAGCTGCTTGCATACATGACTTACACTGATGCAAACGGAATTGAAAGACAGCTTGAACTTGCAACTTGGAATGGTCGTGCTGTTATCATTGATGATGGTATGCCAACAGTTGATGTTGCTGCTGTTTACACAATCACCCCTGACACTGAACTGAATGCAACTGCAACTTATTACACAAGAAGCGGTTCAGCAGGTTCTTATGTTTACACTGTTGTTGCTTCCCCACTGCTTGCAAACATTGCAACATACTATGAATTGACTGCTGATGCTTACACCAAATACACTACTTATGTTCTTGGTAACGGTGCATTTGACTATGAAGACATTGGTGCAGAAGTTCCTTATGCAATGGTTCGTGATGAAAAGACAAACGGTGGACAGACTTACCTTTACAGCAGACAGAGAAAGGTTCTTGCACCTTATGGAATCAGCTTCACAAAATCTTCTGTTGTAACCAATTCCCCAACGGATGCAGAATTGAAAACTGCTGCTAACTGGACACTTGTCAATGATGGCAGTGGCAAGTATTTTGACCACAAAGCAATCCCTATTGCAAGAATCGTTTCCAGGGGTTAATGAAAGGATGATGGTATATGGCAGAACTTGATGCAAGACTTCAAGCAGTTCTGACAAACATCATGACCATTATGGTGAATTCAAGCCTTGCAGAACCATTTTTCACAGCGGTTCTGCAAAGGCTTGAATCTCTTGGATATACTGTTCAAGATGCTGATGGTTGGATGATTTGCTTTGCTGCACAGAAGGTTGAAAATCATATCAAGAATTCTTGCAATACCACCTTGATTCCTGATGGCTTATTTCAAGTAGCGGTTGATGAAGTGTGTGGTGAATTTCTATTTGCTAAAAAACAAAGCGGTCAATTGACAGGGTTTGATATTAGTGCAGCAGTCAAGCAAGTTCAGACAGGTGATACAAACATCACCTTTGCAATTGGTCAAGGTTCAATGACCCCTGAACAAAGACTGGATTCACTTCTTTCCTATCTGATGACCAGGGGGGAAGGTGATTTTGTATGTTATCGGAAAATCAAGTGGTAGCTGTTAGAGCAGCCATTGAAATGATGTATCAGGGAACATGCACTGTCACTGAACACCAAAAGGTGAAGAAGGCGAACAAGACCACTGGCTTTCAGGATGTAATTGTTCTGACAAATCAGCCTTGTAAACTTTCCTTTTCCAATATAGCAACCACAAACCAAACGGAAACCGCTGCACTGGTTACCCAAACCGCAAAAGTGCTGATTGCACCTGAACTTCAAATCAAACCTGGGTCAAAGCTTACAATCACCCAAAATGGTGTTACCACTGAATATGAAAACAGTGGTGAACCTGCCCTTTTCAACACACATCAGGAAATCAACATTGTGTTGTTTAAGGGGTGGGCATAATGGGCAGAAGTGGAAGTTGTAACTTCAATGATTTGAAGAAATTTCAAGAGAATTTGGCAAAACTTGATGATAGTCAGATGAATAGTTTTCTTGAATCATGTGCAAAGGAATTGGCAGCAAGACTTCTTGCAAAGGTTATAAAAAGGACACCAGTTGGTCAGTACCCAAAAGGTTCAGGGAAAAAAGGTGGTACTTTAAGAAGGGGTTGGACAGCAGGAAAAAATCAAAATGCAACAGCATATGCACAATCTTTGAAAGTCAATCAGTTTGGTGGCACTTATGTCATTGAAATTGAAAATCCAACTGACTATGCTTCCTATATCGAATTTGGACATAGAACCAGGAATCATCAAGGTTGGGTTGAAGGAAAGTTCATGCTGACTATTTCAGAACAAGAAATTGAATCTGCTGCCCCTGCTATTCTTGAACGAAAATTGAAGAAATTACTGGGGGAATGCTTCAAATGATAAATAAAATAATTGATGGTATCAGTGGAGCAATCAACACAGAATTTGGTGATGCTTATGATATTTATACAGAATCCATTCAGCAAGGTTTGACAGAACCTTGTTTTTCTATTTTATGCCTGAATCCAACAAATGACCAATTCCTGGGGAAGCGGTATTTTAGACAGAACCAGTTTGCAATTCAGTATTTTCCTTCAACGGATGAAAAAAATGCTGAATGTAATGCAGTCAGGGAAAGGTTGTTTGCTTGCTTGGAAATCATCACTGTTGATGGTGACCTGACAAGGGGTGCAAAGATGAAGGGTGAAGTGATTGATGGAGTATTGAACTTCTTCTTGAACTATGACCTGTTTGTCTACCAGGTGAACACAGAGGACATCAACATGGATTCCTACAATGTCAGCACTGATGTGAAAG